AAGACAATATTAAGAACATAGGTAAATAATGAGTAAAATAACAGTAGAACTAAACAAGAAAACATTACAAGAAGTTTACAATCAAGTTGCTATGTGTAATGATCTTGGTTTTCCTAACTTTCAAAAAGGCGAACCTATCAATAAACTTATGGTAGAAATCAAAAGAAGTATTAAAAAACAAAAGAAACAGGACAAAGTTGTATTGTGGAAAGAACTATTAGATTTTTGGCCATTATCAATTGTTGTACCTACAATGATATTATCAATATTACTAGCACCATTATTTCAATGAAAAAGAAAAAGATAAAAGAAACATATAAAAGCATTAATAGAGAGTCTTTCAAAAAGACTTTATCAGGTTTTACTTTACCTGATTTGACATTAGACATCAACGGTCTAAAAAGAAATTCTATACCAACAAGTGATAGAATCCCAGGCGCTTGTGTAAAGAGAACTTTACCAAAAGTAAAATTGCCTGAAGGTAAAACCATCGGCATTGCTTACAATAAGGGTAACTACCAAATTGTAGATCAAGCTGATTTTAAAACTATGGGAAGGAAAACATAATGTGGAATATGAAAAAATCACTACTATTTGCTATTGCATTGGTTACAGTAATTCTTGTATCAATGAATATGGCAAGTGCAGATGAAAAAAAAGTAACACCAAAAGAATTTGCTACGGCTGTTAGTGAAATACCAAGTAAAGTAGGTAATCACATTTCTATGGAAATAGAGAAGTCAAAGGCATATCAAAAAAAGAGTTGGGCTGAAGCGAAAAAGAAATGGCCTTGGAATAAAATCTTTAAGGATAGTAATGAACAGTAAGGATTTTGTTTATACTAGTAAAAATGATGGGACTGCTTTTATCAGGCCCATCACAGCTAGAGCTGAGACCTTTTGGAAAGAGAATGAGTTTACTAGAAAATATGTAATTGATAATACAGAAGATTATTACATAATTAAAAGTGTAAATGGACCAGAATTATGTACTAAAATAAGAGATTCTGGAATGGATTTTACGTCATAATTATGGATGTTCTCGTTTTGTTCTTATTTAAAATGTTGATTTTATTGACTATTTTAGGCATTGACAATACGATATTTTTATGTTATTATATAATCACTAAACTAAAAATGGAGGAATAATATGTTTCAATATACAAAAGAGTTACTATTCGTTGAGTTTGATATAGAGAAAAAGAAAGATAAGAAAAAATCTACAACTAGAAAAGTATGTTATGAAAATCGTATCAACTTTTTTAAAGATCATATTAAGAATAAAGAAGAAAATCCAAAGTCATATGAAAATGTTGATGTTAACTTTGATAAACTATTGAGTGTTTATCAAACAGTTAACCCTTTAGATACATTTTATCAAATCGGTTTTGGAAAAAGTTATAATGAATACTGGACAGACTACAATAAAACATATGCATAAAATATTATTAAGTTTAATTGCTCTCTTGTTGTTAAATAACTGCGCAGCCAGTAATCGTAGTCACATTGGTGCCACTCTTGGTGCCACGACTACAACTGGCTCGTGTGTCGCTTTGGGAGTAGAAAATCCTTATGCCATCGCTGCGTGTGCTGTGACTGGTGCATTTGTTGGCGCTGATATTATGTACAAGTCAGATGCTGATGTACACAATGCAATGTTTGTTGACCATATGAACAAAAGTCCTAATGGTTCTACATACACTAATTGGTACAATACAAATACAGGTAATAGTGGAATTATAAAAACTACAAGTACATATATGGTTGAAACAATTAAATGTAAAGATTATGAATCAACTGTTGACATAACAAACCAATGGCCTTTAATAGGTATTGGAGGTATCAATAGAAAAGTAAACTTTGGTACTGCGTGTCAAATGCCAGATGGCAGATGGGTAGAAAAAAACTAATGCCATTTGATCCTAGAAAATATTTAACTCTAATGATGTACACAATTTTTGCAATACTAATATGTACATATGTATTTGGTAATGAAAATGGTGACTTGTCAGAGAAGACATATCCTGTTGAGAATGTAAAAGTAATAGAGATATTAGATAAAATAGAAAAAATTGAAAAAGACGGCGATAAAGTTTATTATAACAAAATTACAACTGTTGAACCTAAAGACGCAGCAGATCAATATTGTTATGTAAAAGTGATTATAAAAGAAACTGATAATACAATTATCAAAGAAGAAATTTTAGAGTGTGCTGATGGAAGAAAAACTGTAGATGGTCCTTCATATTGGCAGCTATTTGCTCAATTTTATTATAGAGATGTAGCAACACCTGAATACTGTAGAATGTACAGTAGACCAAATCACGCTTTTAAGTCGTTCGGAAAAGTGTGTTTACAACAGAACGGTGAATGGGAGGTAAAATGATTAAAAATTTAATCATAATCTCACTAGTTTTTGTAATTGTTACGGGTATATCGGGTTCTGAGTTTTTAGACTATATATCTTTAGGACTTGACAAAATGCAAGACCTAGTATATAATATAAAAAGTGAGGTAAATTAATATATGATGAAGTATGGTAAAATAGTAGGTATCATCGCAGCAGGGTTATTAGTAGCCAATTGTGCTGGTTCTTACAAGATGAAGTCAGAGAAGGGTAAAGTCTTAAATGAAGTACCAAAATGGTATATGGCTGACTTTTCTGAAAGTAAAGCGTGTGATACACCTTTATTTGGTAAAGACAAAGATAGAATGTGTATCTTTGGTGTCGGTACTGCAGTGTCACCTGATCTAAACTTGGCGATTGAAAAAGGTATGATGATTGCTAAGGCAGAACTTGCTGATATTGTTAAAGGTGAGATGAACAAATCATCAAAACAATTCATTACAGAGTTGGGAAAACAACATAACAAAACAACTGTATCGGAAGTAGAATCAGTTATCGTTAACTTGATTAAAGATACACCTGTTAGAGGTTATGAAATCTTTGCCAAAGATGTAACAATAACTAAAAACGGTTATTATAGAGCGTGGATTGGTTTGAGATTACCATTAGGTGAGTACAATAAAATGTACAATTTCACAATAGCAGAAGCAGTTGATGCTTATAACGTAAAAGAAAAAGCTAAAGTTGCTTATGACAACTTAATAGGTAAAGAAAATGAAAATAGTAATATACAGTAAAAACAATTGTACCTATTGTACCAAGGCCAAGGGTCTTGTAAAAAGACTTGGCCTTGACTATGAAGAAAAAACAATGGAATCATTTGAATCTGTTGATAAGATGTTAGAAGATATTGGCAAACAGGTAAGACAAATGCCACAGATTAAAATAGATGATGAATTAATTGGTGGTTATAATCAACTTGTAGAATATTTTGAAAAACAAGGGAAAGTGAATTTTAAAGGTGAGATTATTAGTGAGTGATGATAAAATAATACACTTTCCAACAGAACGGATTGTTAATCATAGAAGTAGGGAACTTGATGAACAAAGACGTAAAATGGGTGAGAAGGTAGCCAAACAAATAAAACAACAACAAACTAAAAAATTTGTTGAAACAGCAGTAGATGATATTAGTATGAATTTATTAAAACAGTTTGTTGATTTGGCTATGAAGACTCAATCAAATGTATTTATGCAAGACTTAGCACTATTAGTAGATGTAATGCGTGGTATGATATATAGAGATTTTGGATTAAAACATCCAGCACAAACACTATCAGATAAGATGGTTATTCTAAAAGATAATAAATCAGGTCAACCACAAGCTAAAATTAACTATGAACCAGTATTAAAAGCAATGACATCCAAACCAATTAGTAAAGATGTCAAAGAAGAATTAAATGATCTAAACCAGACTGGTGTATTATTTGAAGCAGACAAGGATTTAGATGAATAAACAAAATTCCATAGGAATCGCCTTAACAGGTTGTAAAATAGTTTTGTTAAACTCAAATATAAAAAGGAGTAATATATAATGTTTAATTATATTAAAAACCTGTTCGTTAAAGACGAACTAGTTACTGTAAAAGTAACTAAAAGAACTGCTGAAACTAGAGGCAGAAAAAAACTTTCAAAGAAACAGAAAGTTTTAAACCTTTTACAAAAAGGTGAAAACGTTGCTTGGTCAACAATTCAAAATAAATTTGAATTGGAATCACCAAGATCAATGGTTGACACTTTAAGAGCTGAAGGCTATATGGTCTACGGTAATAAAGTGGCTGGTAAAACATACTACAGAATTGGTGCTCCTACAAGAGCAATAGTTGCTGCTGGTATTAAAGCGTTATACGGAACTAAATTCAAGTATAACAACCACAAGGTTTCTGTAAAGAGATCAGAACTAGCGCCAATTAACTAGTAATCCAAGTGTGTGGCGTGATGCAAACACGCCACATACATAATCTAAACAACAAAGGAATTATATGTCATTAAGAGATTCACTATTAGAAGCGATAAAGAAACACGCTGAGGGTCATATAGAAAAACATAGAGTCAATGTAGAGAACTTATTACAAAATAGTGTAGGTGTTGCAGAACATCCTGACTACATTGAAACTATTGAAAAAGAATTAGGTATTATAGCAGAATATGACGATCAGATGGAAATGTTAAATAAGTATTTTATTAAAAAAGACCCATTTAAAACGTGATAGACAAACTATTAACACAGGAAATACAAGGCCAAACAGTAGATAGTGAGGTTGCTGTATTGTTATCTGGAGGTGTTGATAGTTTATCTACAGCATTCGCTGCCAATAGGTTAGGTAAAAAGATAACTGCTTATACTTTTCATTTAGAAGGTCAACCAACTTACGACTCACAAAAAGCTGTAGAAGTTGCAGAGAAGTTTAATTGGGATTATAAAGTTGTAGTTGTACCTACCGATAAGATAGAAGAAGATTTTTTTAGACTTGCTAAAGAAATATTGTGTAAAAAGAAAACACATTTTGAATGTTGCTTTCCGTTCTTATATGTATATCCAGAGATAAAAGAGAAGGCAGTAATAAGTGGATGGGCAGCAGATGGTTATTATGGTATAAGTAAGAAAGCTATTTTACATTATACTAAAGGTAAAACAAAACAAAAATTTGATGAGTTTAGAGATAATTATTTTGACTATTATAATCAAGCTGGTTATCTATGGCACGAAAGAATAGCTAGAAATAATAATAAACAATTAATTACACCTTATTTGGCATTTAGTATTAGGGATTATTTCTATAATAAAGATTGGTACGAATTGAATGAGCCATTTCAAAAGCACAATGTTGTCAATTCATTTGAAGAATTTAAGAAGTTTAAATTTAAGAAACATATAAACTTACAATTAGGTGCTGGTATTGATAAATTATTTGAAACACTATTAGATAATAGAAAAGTTAATTTTAAAAATAGAAAAAGAGTTATGGACATTTGTAGAGATTGGTCTACACAATTTGAAAGTTTAGGAGTATTACCAGTATGAAAAAGAAAAAAAATAGAGAAAAAATCTACGAAAGAAATCCTAATACAGGAGTTATTCGTTGGAGGTATGTTGATGAATCGCCAGACAAATTTGGATGGCCTAATTATGGAAGGATACTAAATGACAAAAAAAGAAGTAGAAAAACAAATTAAAGTATTGAAAGATACTATTAGTTGGTTTAAAAAACAAGTTGAGCCAAGTGATTGTGGTTGGATGTACACTACCATTGATGGTTTAAAACATAGAATAAAAGTTTTAAAAGATGAATTGAAAGGTAAAAAGCCTAAGCATTGGGCTAATTATTTGTAATGTTAGATTTAGAACACGGATTGCTTTTAGGATTTATAGGATGTACAGTAACCGTTGTTGGTTTCTTTATTGCATTTTTAGTAATAAACAAAATCAAAAGGGAAGAGATAGAAAATGAGCTTAGAAAAAGAGAAGCAAAGAAGAACCCATATTATTTTGGGGACGATACAGTCTAAAAAGAAAATGACTCGTAAGGTGGATACTTATGAGTATGAGTCTTTGGCAGAGTGTATTAGAAGTGACCAAGTACCTGCAAGTGAGATTGCAGAGATATTTACAGATAAAATATTTTACAAATGGTATAAAAAGAAATACTTATGATATTAGTTGACTTAAACCAAGTTTTAATTTCAAACCTTATGGCTCAAACTAGAGGTAAGGCTGAAGAAATGCCTGACAAAGATGTAATTAGACATATGGTAATTAATTCTATTAGAGGTTACAAGTTAAAGTTTGGAGAACAATACGGAGACATAATATTATGTGCAGATGCAAGTAATACCTGGAGGCGAAGCATATTTCCAAATTACAAATATGCTAGAAAGAAAAATAGAGAAGACTCTGCAACCAATTGGTTATCCATATTTGAAGTTATTAATGATATAAGAGTTGAGATACAAGAAAACTTTCCGTATATGGTGTTACACATAGATACAGCAGAAGCAGATGATATTATAGGCACATTGGTAAGAGAACTTGCACCTAAAGAGAAAAATATTCTAATTGTATCTGGTGATAAAGACTTCATACAGTTACAGAAGTATGCAAATGTAAAACAATATGCACCTATACAAAAGAAATTTATAGAAGATGCAAATCCAAAAAGATTTTTACACGAACAGATCATCAAAGGTGATAGATCAGATGGTGTACCAAACATATTAAGTAATGATGATGTGTTTGTGGTAGGTGAGAAACAAAGACCTATCAATAAAAAGAGATTAGAGGAGTGGGCAAATGTAGATAATATTCCATTAGGGTCAGAAACCAAGAAGTTTTATCAAAGAAATAAGACATTAATTGACTTGGAACAAATACCTGAACCTCTAGTAAATACTATTATAAATAGATATATGAGTTATAAAGTGAACAATAGGTCCAAACTATTGCCATACTTTATGAAACATAAACTTAAAGCGTTAATGACTAACATTAATGATTTTTAATATTGCAATATTTGGAGTGAATTATGGCAGAAGAAAAACAACTTACCGAAAATAGACATCCTCAGCTTATGAGTAAAAAGGCGATGGCGGCTGTTAGTAGAACATCTGGCTCATCAAGGCCTTTAGTGCACGAATTATTTACAAAAATTAATAATGCTAAAGACAAAGCAAAGAAGATTGCTGTTTTGAGAGAAAACGATAGTCAATCTTTGAGACAGTTATGTAAGGCAGGTTTTGATCCTAGGATTAAATTTGATTTACCCGCAGGTGACCCACCTTATATGGAAAATGAGGCGCCAGCTGGTACAGAACATACATCTTTATTCAACGAAGCAAAGAGATTATATGTTTATATTGTCGGTGGTAACAACCAAGTTAACAGAGTTAGAAAAGAAACATTGTTTATTCAATTACTAGAGGGTCTACATAAAGACGATGCTAAGGTTCTGTTAAACATCAAAAACAAAAGTCTAAACAAAGCTTTTAAAGGATTAACCGAATCGGTAGTCAAAGAAGCGTTTAATTGGACGGATGAATTTGTGAAAAGATAGATTTTTAGGGGGTTTTCTTATAAAATCCCCTTACGCCCTCCCTAAAAAGTCAATAAAATCAATGACTTTTTGACCAATTTTTTATTTGACATTGACCAATAATCCTTATATACTAAATATATAAACGAGGAGGATATATTATGAAGAAGTTGATTATATTATTAGCCATATTGTGGTGGGGTTTGAGCTCCATTGCCAATTCAGTTAAGGCTGATGAATACAATAAGGCAGTAGTTGCTAATGTAATAACCAATACTATACAAGGCAACAACGTAGATATTAGTAAGTTAATGGAGCAAGAACTACAAAAACTTGCACATCAATTTACAATTGAGTCATTAGTTATTTTACAGAAGTACCTTCCTACAATATTAGAAGGTGTTGCTGCTGAATTAAGAATGAAAGCTGACAAAGAGTTAAAGTGTGAACTCTTAAAAGACAGCGAAATCAAAGACGATTGTTAATTTATTATGCACGAATTTGGTGACATAACATTGTGGGAGTATATTATCTACACATCACTCGTAATGGGTTATATGTGGTTAAAAGGTTATCTATAATGCAAAACAAAAAACAAAAACTATCAGTCATAAAGAAACGACTCAACACAGTATTGAGTAGTAGAGAAAAATATTATACAAATTTTAAAGACATTAAAAAGTATTTCAAACTAATTAATGACACAATCTTTGAAGGTCAACTCTCACCATTTAATCAAATAGAAATTAAACAGATAAGAGATAGAAAAAGATATTGTTACGGATTAGTAGAAGTATTAGAATGGAAAAGAAAAGGGACAAGGGTGTATAGACTACAAATGCAACCAGTCTATAAAAGTAAAAAAGATTTTGTGGACACACTAGGACACGAAATGGTACATCTGTATCAAATGGCTAATAAAGGTGATAGTGGCAATCACAATAAATTGTTTTATAGCTTTGAACCAAAGTTAAAATCAATCGGACTACGACTTTAAATTAAATAGAAAGATTATATTATGAAGAAGGTGAGAGTAAAAAAGTTTAAGGACGCATATCTTAAAAAACCAATAGAAGAATCATTAGAAAAGTTAGAGCAGTTTTTAGAGAAACCTAAAGGCGAACTAGTTTACTATTCTGGTAATCTACAAGAAGATATTTTAAGTAACTATAATAAGAAACAATCAACAAAGTTATTTAAGAGAATGAGTAAATACAGAGAGAATGAACAATTAATATTCTGTCAAAAGAAAATAGATACACTACACGGTTACTATGATTATATTGTGAGGAAAACGTGAGATTATTAAAAAAACATATTGATATATTAAAAGGGTTAGTTAAGGGTAAAGGTATTTACAAAACAAAACTAATACCAAAAGATAAATCAATTAAAGAAATGGAAACTGTAGTTGAGATGTATCTAAAAGGTATCGTTACCTTTAATAACATTACCGAGTTAGAGTTTACTGGACCAACAAAAGAACCTCTGTACAAAGCTTTAAAAATACAAACTAAATTTGATACTAAACAATTAAAATCTTTTATCAAAAAAGGTATGTATGAATCATAAGATTTGGGAAATAAAAAATATACTAAATGATAATGAAAAAGAACATATAGAAAAATATATATTGTCAAATGATTTTCCTTGGTACTTTCAACCAGTATCTACAACAGAGAAGTTTTTATTTTTTAGTCATATGTTAATGCCTAGAGCTGATGATCCTATGGTAACAGATTTTAAAAAATCAGATGAGTTTTCATTTTTTGAAAATATATTATTAAGAGCTTGTGATGCAGTTAATCTAAAAATAAAAACAATGATGAGAGGTTGTTTAAATTTAAATGTTAATTGTTTTGATTATAAACACGGCGACCCACACATTGATTTTAAAATGCCACATAAACTAGGTATAATATATTTAAATGATTGTGAAGGTGATACACATATATTTAAACAAACTTATAAAGACACAGATTTTAAAAACTCTACAATGTCAATAGACGAACATATAAAAAATCCATTAGATTTATTTAAGACAATCAAACCAGAAAAATATAAAGTATTAATATTTGATGGTAAACATTATCACGCTACAAGTTATCCAGCTAAAAATGATAGACGGGTGATTGCAGTGTTTAACTTTCAAACGGAGGATGATTATGGTGAAACAAGCGATAAAAAATAACGTAGTAAAAAAAGTATTAACAGGTATAATGGTGATATTCTTTATGTTTATCATAGGAACATTTTTTCCTAATCCATATACAAAACACTTGATAAAGAAAGATATAGAAAGTTTTTACACACATTGGGCAAATGCATTAGGTTTACAAGAACCATCTTTTGAATATACAAATGATATACAATTTGTTGCTGCTGTTCGTAAGTGTGTTGATTGGGTAAACTTTGAAACACCAAGATTTGAAAGAGTACCAATAGAAATGATTGTTGCTCAAGCAGCATTAGAGTCAGGTTGGGGTACAAGTAGATTTGCTTTAAAAGCAAACAATCTATTTGGTATAAGAACATATGATAAGAAAATACCACATTTATTAATTGAGGGTAGAACTAAATGGAAAGGTTGGGGTGTTAGAAAGTTTGATACAAAATGTCAATCGGTAAAGTTTTTTATAGAACTATTAAACAATCATCCAGCATACGAAGAATTTAGAAATGAAAGAACAAAAATGTTGGTAACAGGACAGTCATTAGATGCTAAGATATTAATTAAGACTTTAAAGGCATATTCTACTACAAAAGATTATGCTGAAAGAGTAAATTGGATAGTTGATGCTATTAGAAAACAAGAAGATAAAGCAAGTGTTATAGATATAAATACTAAAGAGGATTCAAAGGTCGCACCGAAGAACAAACCAAAGGAATAGATGTTTTTAACAATACTAACTTTTTTATCAGCTATTGCTATCTCATTAATAGCAGCTGGTTATTCTATACTTGGATTGGCAACATTGTTTGCTGGTGCCGCAGTGCCAATTATTGCTATGGGTTCTGCACTAGAGATAGGTAAGTTAGTGGCGGCATCTTGGTTATATCATAACTGGCGCTCAGAAATACCTAGAGCATTAAAAGCATATCTATTTTCAGCAATCATAATATTAATATTCATAACATCAATAGGTATCTTTGGTTTCTTATCAAAGGCACACCTAGATCAAGTCAAACC